GAACAAATCAATACCATATAACAATAGAGCTACAATACAGGCAACATTTAGAGAAGTATTTGAACCATGAGTACTGCTCCTATTATCACTGATCTACAAAAGATCAATCCTTCAGCAATAATTGAATTGTTTACAATAACTACTGATGCCACTTTGCATGGATCTGCACAAACTTACAGATTTCATAATGGAACGAGTTTAAATAATAATGGAGATGTTATTTGGGCTGGAAATACATATATAAAAATGCCAATACAGGCAGAGGGTTTTGCTTTTCAAAAAGGCCAACTTCCTAGACCTACTCTGACTATCAGTAATGCTCTTGGAACTATTACAGCTATCTTGTTAAATGTTAATCAAGTAACAACAGGAAATGATTTAACTGGAGCTACTGTGACAAGAATTAGAACATTGGCACGTTATCTTGATGCTGTTAACTTCCCTGTAACAACTACCAGCACTACAACGACTGAAACCATTGCTGACCCTTCTGATGCTGAATCTGTGACTTACACAGTGACAGTGGTGCAAGATTCTGGAGGTAATAATGTTTTTGCCATTAATGGAGTGCAAAAACCTGTAATCACAATGAAACGTGGGTCAACTTATATATTTAATCAATCTCATAGTTCAAATGTTGGACATCCTTTAAGAATAAAATCTGATGCTGGAGGGCAACAAAGTACAACAAATGCTGGAACTCTCGGAACAGATGCCACAGTTACTTATCAGCCAGCTTACCCTTCTGCTCCAAATGATTTGAGATATTACTGCACAGTTCATGGAAATAATATGGGTAATACAATCACAATGAACGATCCAAGTACCACAACTCAAGAAACAACAACAACCACATCTCAACAAGTAAATCCATTGGGAACTCCAGATCCTACAGCAGAGTTCCCTCAAGAAATATATAAAATAGATAGAAAATCAGCAGAAAATAGAGATGTCGTACAATTTGAGTTAGCTGCTGTATTTGATCTTGCTGGTATTCGTGCTCCTAAAAGACAATGCACTAGAACTGAATTCCCTTCGATTGGTACGTTTATAGCATGAATTGGAAAGAAAAAGCACTTGCTCATGCAAAAGAACAAGATCCTAAAGAGTGTTGTGGTTTATTGTTAAATATCCGAGGAAAAGAAAGATACTATCCTTGTCGTAATCTTTCAATGACAGATCATCAATGTTTTATCATTGATCCAGAAGATTATGTAAAAGCAGATAACACTGGAGAGATAACAGCCGTTGTTCATAGCCACCCTATAACACCACCTACACCTAGTCAGGCTGATAAAATTAGTTGTGAGCAAAGTAATCTTCCGTGGCATATTGTTAACCCAAAAACAGAACAATGGGGATACTGTGAGCCTTGTGGATATAAACCACCTTTATTGGGTAGACCTTGGGTTTGGGGTGTTACTGACTGTTGGAGTTTAGTCAGAGATTGGTATAAAGAAGAAAAAGGTATTAAATTAAAAGATTGGGATAGACCTACAACACCAGAAGAATTTATTTTGAATCCTTTATTTGAAACTTGTGCATGGAGAACTGGATTTAGGGAACTTAGACCAGATGAAAAAACAATAAATGGCGATGCCTTACTAATGTCTATTGGATCTCCTGGTTTAAATCATGTAGCTATTTTTTTAGATGGGGATGTTTTACACCATTTAACCGATAGACTATCTTGTAGAGAGCCT